AGTCTGTTCCCGCGGTAGCGCGGATGCCCCGCTGCCAGCGCTCCATGGCCTGAGGAGAGACGTCCGATTGCAGCCCGTTGGGACGAGCACCAATCGCAGCCACTGGAAGGGTGCGCTTCTTCATGCTTGGCCTCCTGGAGGCGTTATGGTCGGTTTCTGGCCGGCCTGTGACAGCGGGATCAGAGTGGAATTGATCAGAAGTTGGTCACCGCCAGGCATCGCGTGCCGGTTGGCCTTTTTGCGCCCCTCGTTGGGCGTCATTTGTCCATTCTGAATTAGCTGTGCGATCAATGCGCCACGCGCAGCACTATCGGCCTGCATGATGCCGTCGCGGTCGAATTCTGCATAGTAGATGCGCCGATCCGACGCGCTGAGAAGCCACCTGTTTATGGACTTCTCGATAGTGGAAAGATGGGAGTCGAGCCCCAGCGTGCGCCAGGACAGGATAATGTTTTCAATCCCACTCCCCCACATCGTTTGACCATCAGAGGCGTGCCCGACGAGGATGGGAGGCGTGCCTGTATATCGGCAAACGTCTTCCAGATTGTACTTCCGGTTGAGCAACATCTCTGCGTCTTTGGGCAGAATATTGACTGTTTTAACGTCAAACCCTGCCTCAAGGACGCCCCAGTCCTTCCCTGAAGCGCCCGTGAAAGGCTGAACCAGGGTTTTCTGAATTTGCTCACGCTGCTCTGGCTTGAGAACGCTGGGGGTTGTGAAAAAACCCTTTGCCCTCATCCCCTTGGAAAAGGTCTGCGCCACCGCTCGTTCGGTTGCCATCGATGTGGATAGACTGCGGCGCGCTGCGGTGAGCGGCGACATCCCCATGTCTCCACCCTCGTAGAAGGCGCGCGTGTGGAAAATCTTTTCCCGCGGCATGTCTTCTTCTTTACCGCGATCGCAGAACTTATATCGGAGATCTCCGTTGTTGTTGCGGTACGGGCGAGTGTCGTGCGGGAGAAGCTCAAGCGCGACGAGTCTATCGCCCGATGCCGTCTTTTTTTCCGCGTAAGAATTACCCTGGGTTCTGAGGGCCAGGGCCTGCGCACCCCAGAATTCCTGTGTCGTGTTGTCCGCGTTTGGCTCATTGGAGATGATGCGCGCGACCGGGTGCTCCGGTGCAGGAACGCGATCATCGTCTGTCGTCCGCTTGTAGAACTTTAACGGTAGCGTGCCGGTCACGTCTGCATAAAGACGATTTGACTGCCACCAAGCAGATACCTTGCGCGCCGATTCCGGCGTGACATGCTCGCCGTTCCAGTCGCCGTCCCCACCGCCATACAACTGTGCAAGGTATTCGGCATCGGTAGCGCGGAACGTGCGGCCGGTTAGAACTCGCCACAGACTCATCAGGCGGTCACTACATTGTTGAGGAAGTCGTCAAGGTCCACGGTTTCCGCCTTCCTAAGCCTGGATTTCAGTCCACATGCCATGGCCAACGTGACCGCGCCGTCGATCCGAAACTTCACCGCTTCCTTGTCGATTTTCCGATTACCCGCAGGGTCCATGGTCGCCACTGCGTTGATAATATTCCAGTTAAGAACGGGATTGGACGGATGCTGAAGATCACGCTCCAAGACCGACAATTCGAATGCATCGATCGCGGGTGCCATGTCGCGAAAGCCCTGGCCCCATTTGAAGAGGCGAAGCCCGTCGCCTTGCTTGGCAGCACCTTCGTCCACCCACGCCTGGAGACCGATGCGGTCCAACTCCCTTAACAGGTCCTCAATGCGCCAGCGATCATAGGCCAGCCCTAGGACCGTGTATCTCCCGACGAGTTCGGCAATCCTGTTCGCTACGACCGCGTGGTCGATCGAACGCCCCGGCGATACCTCCAAAAATCCCGCCTTATTCCACTCGACATAGCGGCGATTGCCCGAACCGAAGTCTCTGTTGCTGTGCTCGAGGAGAAGTTCGGCTGGCTTCCAGAAGAAGGGACGGACTCTAGAGCCGTCATTCAGGCTCATCATGGTGAGCGACGTAAGATCGGAGACGGACGAAAGATCGAGCGCGAGGATTACCTCCTCGCCATCTTCAAATTCGCTCGGTCCAATGCAAGCCGTCCATTCGGACTTGCCGATCAACGATGCGTGCGGCGATACTCTTTGGTTGAGGTAGAGATTGCAGAACTTCGGTTGCTCTGATGACATACGCTTGGCCTTATCGGCCAGGGCTTTAAAGTCTCCCATGTCCCGGAAATCCCCGAGAGCTGGGTTTGCCAAGGACCAGACCTTGGGGTCAAACACATCCGGGCAATCGTCCGGCACAGCATATAAATGGGTTACGATCGTCGCATCTTCGCCGCCGAGGCCGTCATCTATCAGCTTGGATAGGATGTGCTGGGGGTCGTTGCTCTGGGTGGAGATGACAACAAATAGGGGCTCCAACCTAGCGCCCATGGCCGTGTCGAGAACGTCGTACAAATCCCTGTTCTTGGCCTGGGCCAGCTCATCGAAGATTACCACGCTCGGGTTCAACCCGTGCTTAGTGCCCGCCTCGGCGGAAATGGCTTTGTAAAAGCTGCCATTTGCGAAACACGCTATGGTCTTGGTTGAATCCACGATGCGAAGAAGCGCGGACAATTCCGCGTCGGCGCGGACAATCTGCGCGGCCACCCGGAACACGATGGCGGCCTGGTCACGGTCATTGGCAGCAGAGTAAATCTCCCCGTTCTGAATCGCCTCGGGGCCAACAAGATGGGCCAGGACCAAGGCCGCAATCAAGGCGGACTTTCCGTTCTTTCGGGCCACGCTTAGAATGGCTCGACGAACCACTCGCCGGCCATCGCGCCGCGGCTCGTACACATCCCGGATAAAACGGCGCTGCCAATCCCGCAGAACAAAGGGCCTGCCCTGCCCTGCCCCGCTGGGGACGGTCAGTTGTTCGACAAACCTTATTACTGCTTCCGCCCGCCCTGGATCGCGATTAGACCCTCGAACTTCGACTTTGGCTTTTCGCTTCGCTCGACCTTTAGCCCCACGCGCGCCGCCGGACTTAGCCCCAGACGATCTCCGAGGGTCGCGATGATCTTTGTCTGCGTGTTTAATATCGAGACCCATGGGCTTTGGTAGGGCGCGCCGGTCGGGCCGGTACTGATTTCCCCATCTTCTCGGATCATTAGGATGGCGCGCTTATGGAGCGCTGCCGCTTCACAGAACGCGGCCAGGACAGCCAGGTCGGCCGGCGCATAAAAGTCTGGCGGCATCGCTGAAATAATTTGGGCCCAATAGGTCTGGGCATCCTCGCTCAGGTGAGCTGGACACTCCACGCTGCCGACAGCAGGAACGACGCTCGGGATAGCGCGCTTTCCAGGATTTCCGGTCAACTTCGTGATGCTGGGGTGGGTTGGTTTGGGGCCGCGGCGGCCCATGGCATTCCCCTATGGCAAAACCTGCGGCGTTTCGTTTTCGATTTAGCACGCCGGTGTCGGTGAGCAGGCTTCTGGACTTTTACATACCCCCCTGGAGTGGCGCTCTGGTTTGGGGCGACGAATGAGGTAGCGCGGGGCGGGCGCCGTGGGCGAGGCCCTGAAGGGCCGTAGCGGCAACCGGCTACGCCCTGTTGAACGGGTGGCGATGGTCAGTTGGCATCCCATCATCGCCCACCTCGTCGGAGTACCCTCGGGCCTCTTCCCCTTGGATCAGGGCGTCATGGCATTGCTTACAGGCGGCCTCGCAATTGTCGGCCGCAAAGAATAGTTCTGGGTCTCCGTAGTGCCGGCGCATGTGGTTGACCACTGCATCGGTTGGCCTGTCCCGGCCTTTGGTAAGCGCCACACCACAGCGCTGGCATAGGTACAGGTCGCGGGCCAAGACAGCCTCGCGCAACGCTTTCCATGCCTTGGTGCGGTATAACGCACGCCAAGGCTTGGTTTGACGGCGCCTTAGGTCGTGCCGCTTGTCGCGATCGACCTTCCCCACCTTACCTCAAACCCCACGCATCTTGATCCATTCGGAACGCGCTTGGCGAGCAGTGCGAATGCCCTTCTTTACCGTCTCACCAGTATCGACCTTGAAGACGAAGAACGTGCCATCAGGTGCGAATGACCATGATAGGTTGCGCATCTGCTATCCCTCTGGCCGCTGATTACTTGCCTTCAGGACGCTTGTCTAAGCCCAGGCTGGCCAGAACTTCAGCCACGTCATCAACATGCAGACAGTCGCACATGCAGGCATAATCGTTCACAGGCTGCACCGCGGCGATGTTACCGTTGCAGTAGTCATTCCCAGGCACGGCGCTGTGCAGCACGCCATAGGAGACGACCTTGCCGCCTTCCAGCTTGACGATCTTGTCACCGTTCTTGGCCTCGCGACCGTTCCTGTAATGCATGTGGATTCTCCATCAGGTGTGTGTGGTAGCCTGCTCACACGCTGTCGGACGCTCTTGGGTCAGTGACGCCGCTGTTGGTGGCCGTCCCGGGAGAGCAGGCTGTATGGTGCCAATGGCCTCGGATCGAACGGGCGACCTATCGCTTACAAGGCGATTGCTCTACCGGCTGAGCTACATCGGCGAAAATGGTGGACGGCGCTACTGGAGTTGAACCAATGACCAACCCGTTATGAGCGGGCGGCTCTACCGTTGAGCTAAACGCCGCCGCAGAGGTGCGCCATCCCGTCGCCCGAGGGCTGCTTAGGATCCATTCGGAATGGCGCACCGCCGAGGCCACATGAAAAAGCCCGCAACGGTTTCCCTGCGGGCCATGCCTAGGTGCGCTATCGACGCAGCACTAGAGCAGAACACAAATATGCTTCGGGTTTCGAAAAGGTGCAATAGGGTTTATGTCAGTGCCGCCACAATATTTAGTGTTCACGTGAAACACTGTCTAGGCCGGCTCGACCCACAT